GCATACTTCAATAAATAGAAAGGAAAGGAAAGGAACTGAAAGGAACTTTTCCTTTCCTTTACCTTCCATTTCCTTCCTGCCGGAAGCGGGGGCGTGCCTTGGGGGCACCCCCGCTCCGGCAGAGGGGGACGCACCCTTGTCGGAGGAGCAACGGCAGACGTTTTTGGAGGAGCTGACAGCGCTGAAAGATGACAACCATGCAGAGTGACCCCCAAGAGCGGCAGCGACCGGATTTCCCGAACGAGGCGGAGGCGTCCTTGCTCTCCTACGCCTCGCAGGGGGTGGCGGAGCTTGCCGAGGTGCGCATGGCAGGGTTGGAGACCGAGGCGTTTTTCGTGCCGGCCCGCCGCATCATTTTCGCGGAGATGGTGCGGCAAGCTCATGAGCAGGGGGCGTTCGACCTCGTGTCGGTGGCGGATGCGTTGGCGCGGGATGGCAGGCTGGAGACTGTGGGCGGCTACGCCGGGCTGGCGGATGCCATGATTTACAAGCTGAGTATCGAGGATACGCTCAAGCCGGAGCTGCGCAAGCAACGGGTGCAGCTCGTCCTCGATGCCGCGAGACGGAGGGATGCCGCCGTGCGGGTGCAGCAAGCCCTCTACCGCCTCAGGAGCGGCGAGAATGCGGCTGCCGTCGACATCATGACTGCGGTCGATGCGGTGAACAGACCCCGCCGGGCGACCTTCCACGCGTTCAATTCCGTGGCCAAGGATGTCGTCAACGAGCTGGAGCAGGAATTCAAGCAGCATTCGCACATTACCGGCATCCGTTCGGGCTACCATTTGCTGGACAACCTGACAGCAGGCTTCCAGCCGGGCAATGTGTACGTTGTGGCGGCTCGTCCGTCGATGGGCAAAACGGCCCTCGGCCTCAACCTCGTCCAAAACATGACCTTCCGCCCGTACAATCCGGCGAAGGTGCCGCATGTGGCCATTGTGAGCGCGGAGATGAGCCAAAAGGGGCTCTTCCGCCGGGTGCTGGCCAGCGAGTCACAGTTGGATCTGCGGGCCTTGGCCGTCAATTTGACGCCAAGGGACCAAGGGCGGCTTTTGTCTGCCGTGCGCAAGCTCAAGGCAGCGGACTCCATTTCCGTGCTGGAGGCTCACCGCATGGATATTGACCAGATTTGCACGGATTTGCGCTTGCAGCACGCGCAGAAGCCTATTGACCTGATTATGGTGGATTATCTGCAACTCATTCCGGGGACGAGTGAGCGGGCGATGCTCTCGACGGTGGATGCCGTTGCGGAGGTGAGCGGCAAGCTGCACGCCCTCGCGCTCTCGATGCAGGTGCCGGTGATTGCTTTGGCTCAGCTCAACCGCGATGCCACCGGCAAAACGCCATCGCTGCGCGACATCAAGGGCAGCGGGTCGATTGAGCAAGATGCCGACGTGGTGATGCTCATCGATCGCCCCGAGAAGCGTTTGGAGGCCGAGGCAGGGCAGGATGAGCGTGAAATGTGGCGGGGTATCACCATTTTGGACGTTGCCAAAAACCGCAACGGGGAGACGGGGCGTGTGCTGCTGTCGTTCGATGGCGCGACGCAGCGTTTTGAGCTGCGTGCCGACCAAGCACTACCCTGCATGCAGAGGCGTAGCAGCAAGAGGAATACTTTTAGATTCAAAACCATAGGGCAATGAATGCGTGCAATTTTTGTAGAATGGGGCAGAATTGTTGCAGGAAAGGGGCGATTTTATGAACACGATGATGAATGTGCCGTTGCATGCTTCCCGGCTCGGGGACGGTTCCATCGGGTGCTACCGTCTGCGGGTGTCGTTGCTCTACGACAAGCAGAAGATCAAACGGCGGGTGGAGTTCGGGCTGCGCACCAAAGACAGGCGCGAGGCGGTTTTCCGCGCATGCTGGATCCTCAAGGGCCTTGTGTTTGCGGAAAAGCTGTATTGCTTCACGATGTACGCAGAGGGGCAGTCGCCCCAGCGCATTACGGCAGAGATGGTGAACGAGTGGCTCAACAACACCGGCTTCATGAAGCGCGAGGTGCGCTATGGGCAAAAGCGCGGTCGCAAGGTGCGGCGGCAGGGTGGCGGTTTGGATATGCCGCCCCTGCCGAATGCGGATGACGGCATGTCGGGCGACATGCTGCTGCCCCGCTGAATGTTGTTTACACGGCTCCGGGCACAAGGTACACTCCATGCAATATGCCACAGCTTGATCCAGCTGCGTTCTTCCGCTCCCATACGTCCATGCCTACAAGCATGGACACGAAGGAGCTTGCCCGGCTCGACCCGATCATCCGCCAGCGGTCGTTTTTTTCCGCCAAGGTGGAGTGCAAGGAGCTTCTCGACGGCATCCGCCACTTTGTGCAGGAGTGTATTGCGGAGGGGACGACGGAGGGCGAGTTCATTCACCGCGTCAACCAGTGGCTCCGTGAAAATGCACAGTTCCTGGGGGAGGATTACCCCAACAGCAAGGTGCGCTTCGAGGAGTGGGGCGAGGAGGAAGCGCGGCGCTACGAGCGCAGCGTGCGGCATATTGACAGTTTGGCGCGTCTGCGCCTCATTTTCCGCACGCAGGCGGAGATGTGCGCGGGCTTTTCGGATTTTCAGCGAGATATGGAACCGCAGGCCTTGGCCGATTACCCCGGCTGGAAGTTTGTGCGCACGCCGGGTGCCAAGACCTTCCGCAAAGACCATGTGGAGCACCAAGGAGAGGTGCGTCTGAAAACGGATTTCGACTATTGGCTCGCCCGCAATGATCCCTCGTTCGGCGGGTTCAATAACCCCTACCCGCCTTTCGGTTTCAATAGTTGGATGTGGACAAGCCCTGTCTCGTATGCAAAATGCGTGCGGCTGGGTCTGCTGGAGGAAGGTGAGGCGGTGACTCTCTCCGACGAGCAACGCAAGCAGTGGGGGCTGGATGAGCAGCACGCGGCGGAGGTCATCCGCAAGATGCTCGACCGCCTTTGCAAGTACCCGCAGAATGAGCCGGACGAACCCGAGGACGGAGAGCTTGAGGAGCCGGAACCCCTGTGCAAGGACTGGGGTGACGTTCCCGAGGATATGCAAGATGAAATCGAGGAAACAATGAAATCCTTGTGCGACAAGTACGGTCTTTCGCCTAAACATATTGATGTGGAAAAACTGGAAAGCTACGATGATGAAATTGCAGCATACACTCAGGATGGCATCATTAGCTTCAACACCGATGACGGGGTAGGCGGTCTTTTCGCAATGGGGGGTGAAGGGTATCGCGTATACGACACGCCGCAAGGCGGCGGTTTCATGCGCCCATTCGTAGGCAGTACCGCAGGCGGTTTGGATATTCGTCATGCCTCCATACATGAGTATGGGCATTTGGTACACTTTGATGCAGGTGCGGACTTCGGCAAAACGACCGAGCCGGCATATGTGGCGATTACGTCTGCATTCAAAAAAGCCGTAGCGAACAAGGATATATACACGATTTCTGCAAACGCGGCAAGGAATCAGTTTGAGTTTTTCGCCGAATGCTTTACGGCGCACGAAACGGGCGAACCTCTTCCAGATTATATTCTTGACATGCTTGATACAGTGCATAAAATGGCACATAGAAAAGAGCCTCAACCATGACTAAGGAAGAAATAATCAACTCTATCGAGGAGTGCAGATCCACTTATGATGGCAACTATACCGACCGCGAAGCACGCCGTGCTCGCTTCCGATGCGATTCGACAATGTTCCATGCCATCAAGGATGGCTCCGTTTCCCTTGAGTGGGCGGAAAGCACCATGCTGAAATACCCGACGGTATTCAGAGTGTGCCCCAATGCCATCACCAGATATCAATGTTGGAAGGCGGGTACAGGTTGTTTGTAACTTCGAATGCAGGAAAGACATGACCAAGAAAGGAGAGAACAATTAAATGAACATACACGAATGGAGCTGGAGGATATCGTATTTCACCGGGCAGAGAGAGATGACAGATGAACTCAGGGCGACAGCAGCCACTCTGGCGGAGCAGATTAACGGAACCATATTAGAATGCCACTGGCTGCTGGGTGCGGCAGAGGTGATACCGACACTTATTGCAGCGGATGCGAGGCTGCAGGCTTATTTGCAGCAGGGGCGCGAGCAGCTGGCCGAGAGAGTGCGTGGCTTCACGCCGGAAACACTGCTGGAGCAGATGGAGGCTTGCCGCACGATGAACACGGATGGCATGTCGAGCCGTGAGATTTTTTTGAAAAAACATGCGGTGCGTAATAATGTACTGAGGTCTCTGGAGGCTGGTATCGTTGATGAGGATTGGGTTCAGCAACAGTATAAGCCCTACCCCTTTCTCTTCGTTTTGCCCGACATCATATCCCGCTACCGAGCGTGGCGCAAGGGTCGAACGCTCTCTTGTTGAGGGAATTGACGAAGTGCTTACCATGGCGCAGAACAGACAAAAGAAGCCCACAGCCAAGCCCAAGAAGGGACGCCCGAGCCGGTACAGCCATGCGCTGGCGGAGCGTATCTGTGCCGCCGTAGCAAACGGCAAGAGCTTGCACCAAGCAGCGGTAGCGGAGGGCGTAAAGTGGACAACAGTAAGGGATTGGGTTCAAAAACACGCCGCATTTTCCGCCAAGTACGCGCGCGCGTGCGAGGCGAGGCTGGAATTGCTGGAGGGGCGCATGCTCGAGCTGATGGAGCGCGGGCATGAGGTGGCGATGGATGAAACGTGCGCCGCCACGCGCTTGAACGCGGTCAAGCTGGAGATAGACAGCATCAAGTGGATTCTCTGCAAGCTGCTGCCGCGCAAGTACGGCGACAAGGCTGCGCTGGAGCTTACGGGGGCGGAGGGCGCGCCGTTGGTGCCTAATTTGTCGGAAGACAGGATAGCCGCCATTGCCGCAAAGGTGGAAGAGGCTCGTTCCAAAGTCAGACTTGAAGAAAAAAGCGCGCCCGGCGGTTAAAAATCAGCAACCCCGCCGAGCGCACATGATAGAAGACATATTGTAGCTGTCCGGGGTCATTAAAACACAAAAAGGCAATGTGGTCAACCGGAATTTTCGAAAATTGCACAAGACAGCCCCGCCCTGACGCAGCAGGACGGGGTGTCATGGTCGCCTATCTTAACAGAACGAGACAGAGGATTTCGATCAACTGCTCAATACACCGTCGGTGTATTGCCAATAGGCGATACAATACTTCAACTATCATGTTATTGCAGCCACCGGGGTTGCTGGGCCCGGAGGCACGGGCATTCTAACACATGAATGAATATGAATCTATGGCAAAATTGACACCAACGGTCTTTGCGGAAGCAGTACTCGGGCTTGACCTGTACCCGTGGCAAGTGGAGGCTGTAGAGGCGGTGGGCATGCGGCGGTGGACGGCACTTGTGGCGGCCAACGGCAGCGGCAAGACGGCTGCGGTGAATGTGGTGCTGCTGCTCTGGTTCCTCTACACCTACCCGGGGGGCATTGCCATGGTGACAAGCGGCTCTTGGCGCCAGCTCAAAACGCAGCTCTGGCCAAACCTAGAGATGCACCGCTCGCTTTTCCCGCAATGGGAATGGGGGGCGGAGCGGATCCGCACGCCGCAGGGTGGCTTTATTGCCGCCTACTCCACGACGGATCCCGGCAAGGCGGAGGGGCACCACGAGCACCTGCCGGAGCGTCCTGTCATGCTGATGGTGGACGAGGCCAAGAGCGTGCCGGAGGCGATCTTTCAAGCCATCAGCCGATGCACGCCGACCTACTACATTCTGACCAGCTCGCCGGGGGCGCCTTTCGGTACGTTCTACCGTGCGTTCCGTGGGCCGGAGCATCGCCTCTACCACTGCGTCCGGGCAACGGCGTTCGACTGCCCGCACATCAAGCCGGAGAAGATCGAGCACGCTCAGGTGCTCTATGGGCCGAACTATGAAACCCACTCGATCTATCGCTCGATGATTCTTGCGGAGTTTTCCGAGGGGGAAGAGGGTATGATCATCCCGCGCCATTTGGTTCGGCAGGCGCTGGAGCACAAGCCCGCCGCCCGCGAGGGGGATCTGTACGCCGGGGCGGACTGGGCTGCCGGCGGGGATGAGACGACCTTGGCCATTCGCAACGGCAACATGGTGCGCTTGGTCTACACGGCACGCGAGCGCGACACGACGAAGAGTGCGGAGCAGATTGTGGGCATGCTGCGCCGCTATGGCGTGGCAGAGGGGATGGCTTGGGGGGATGCGGCGGGGATAGGGCTTGGCATCATCCAAGCTGCCGGGGCGATGCACGGCTACCGCATGCGGGAGTTTAACGGGGGACTGCCGGCGGAGGACAACAAGCATTTTGTGAATCTGAACATCGAGGCATGGCATTATTTCCGGCAATCGCTGGAGCGCGGGGAGGTTTGTTTTCCGGACGGGCTGGATGAGGAAACCGTCTCGCAACTCTGCGACCGCTACCTTCTCTGGAAGGGGGATGGGCGCATGCGCTGCGAAAGCAAGGATGACATGAAAGAGCGCGGGGTTCACTCCCCGGACAGGGCGGATGCGATCGTCATGGCATGGTGGGCGGGGCGACACATGCTCTATCGAGGGGCGGACGGCTCCCTCCCCCCGCGTTTCAACATTCCCTCTCAGAAAGGGCGTTTCCGTGTGACGTGGTAGCCCGGCGGGGCGCTGCTCTCTCCTGCCCCGCTGCCTGCTCTCTCCTGCCCCGCTGCCTGCTCTCTCCTGCCCCGCTGCGCGTGCTTGCACAGACGGGGTGGGCGCCGTAACATGGCGGCATGATTACGAATGTACGAGACAATGACGGGCATGCGCCGGCGGCACTAGTCTACATGCCGAAGGGGAAGCACACGATCTGCGCCACGGTCAACGGCGTGCCTGAGACGCGCACGGTGGAGGTGACGGCCGAGGCGGCAAGCGCCTTGCAGTGCGATTTGGCACGCAAGCTGGAGGCCCACAAGCGCGGTGAATGCGCGCGCCCCTGCGGCTTGTTCGACCACGAGGCGGGCAAGGCATCATTTTTGCCCAAGCGCTTTTCTTGGGATGAAGCCAAGGGGATTGTGCTGGAGGTGGAGTGGACCTCCGCCGGCAAGGTAGCTGTGGAGGGCAAGGACTATTCCTATTTCTCCCCCCGCTTTGCGCTGGACGGAGAGGGGCTTGTGGCCGGGCTTGTGCCGGATGGGGTGGAGGTGGGTTCCCTGGTGAACAACCCCGCCTTCGACCGCATCGAGATGATTGCCGCAAGCAAGGCGCAAGTGGGCGCTCCTGCCCCCGCGCGCAGTCTTGAAAGGGGGGAAAAAGAGCCGTATCATGGAGATATGGAAGAAATCAAGAAACTACTCGGCCTGCCCGCTGACGCTCCCGATTCGGCCGTTCTTGCCGCCATCTCCGATCTGAAGAGAGGCAAGGACGATGCCGCCAAGGAAGCAGCCGACAAGGCCGTTGCTGAAAAGGCGGCTGCCGAACGTGCCGAAAAGGCCGAGCGGAAAGCCGAGGATGCCAAGAAGGAATGTGACGCCATGAAGGCCCGGCTCGAAGCCTCCACCAAGGAGGCGGAGGAGGCCTTTATCTCCGCCGCATGCGCTGCCGGGAAAATCGCCCCCAAAGATGACGATGCCAAGGCGGCTTGGCGTGACATGTACCGCGCAAATGCCGTGAGCGCCTGCAAGGCGATGAACGCCATCTGCGTCAACAGCGCGCTGAATGTTGTAACAGCCGGCAAGGCCCCGGAGATGCCCGCCAAATCTATTGCCGAGCTCTACGAGGAGGAATTAGGCAGGCTCTGACACCCCCCCACCCCTATCAACACCTATCATGAAAACACTACAAGATATCCAACTGGCGAATGGAACGCCCATTTCCTCGCGACTGGTGAATGACGTGGTGGCCGACACCCCTCTCTTGGCAGCGATGCCCTGCGAGGTGATCAAAGGCACCAGCATCATCACCCGGCGCGTTACGTCCATCCCCAAGATCGGGCCCAACCCCTTGGGTGCGGGCGTACCCGTCAACCGCAGCCACTTCGAGCAGAAGCGCGCAGAGTGCCACCACTTCGGCGGCATGATCGAGGTGCAGAAAGCTCTGGCGGAAGCCGACCCCCGCGGCAAAGGTGCTCTCTTGGAGGAGGAGGCGATGCTCTCCACCAAAGGGGCTCTCTTCACCATCGAGCAGCACGCCATCTACGGCAACGCCATGGATGCCGACGGCATGCCCGGCATTTATGACGGCATCGGGGATTATATGACCATCTCCGCAGACCCGGCAAAGAACAACGACACCGCCCGCGAACACGGCGGGGCCTCCGTTCTCGCCTTGCGCCTGAAACCCGAGGCCATGGCCCTGCTTTTCGGCAATGCCAAGGCTCTCCAATTCGAAAAGGTGGAAAGAGTCACCACGCCCTGCCTGACAAAAGACGGCAAGCCCGGCAAGATGACCGTGTTCCAGCAAGAGCTTTCCGTCTGGTGCGGCGTTTCCGTCAAGTCCGAGTATGCGGTGGGGCGTCTGGTGAACGAGTCTGCAAGCAAGCCGCTTACGGATGAGCTGCTGGCAGAGCTTGTCGCCCTGTTCCCCGCAGCGTTCAAGCCGACGCACCTCGTCATGAACCGCCATACGCTCGCACGCCTCCAGAAGTCCCGCGCCGCGTCTCTCACCTACCAGAAAAAGACCAGCGGCAACACCACCTATGCGGAGCTGCCGAAGGACTACGAGGGCATTCCCATCATCGTGACGGATGCACTGCTGGATGATGAGACCCCGGCCAACATCGCGGCTGCCGGAGCCGTCGATGCCATCTCCATCGCCAAGTCCGGCACAATCTCCCGCTAACCGGAAAGGACACACTCTATGCACACGAACAATCGCCGTGATCTCCGCCTTGAGTCCACCGTAACCCTCAACGGCACCACCGCCGTGACAGGCGCGGTGGTGGATCTTGAGCAAAAAGGCGGGCTGGATGAGGAACGCTTGGTACTGCTCACCGATGCCGCCGCCACGCTGGTGGTGGAGGCTTGCGACACGCCCAACGGTGCGTTCTCCCCTCTCATCAGCATAAGCGCCGATGCCGCGGGCGAGGCGTACCGCGAACGCCTGCCTCTGGCATGCCCGCGCTACATCCGCCTGAACGCCACGGGCAGCGAGACTGCCGCCGCCGGAACCGCCACGCTCTCCATCCGCATGTAAGCCCGAACCACCGCCATGCTCCACACCTGCACCACTGCCGAGCTGCGCTCCCTGCTCACGAGGGAGGAAACGGCGTCCATCCCCCAAGCTGTCTTGGGGCTTGGCGCTGCCGTATCGGAGGCGGATGCCGCGCAGGCTGTGGAGACGTGGCTGAGCGGGCAACTGCTGCGCGCTTGCGACCGTGTGGCAGCAGCGGTCAATGCCTGCAGCTGCAATCCCTTTCTGGCTCCGGGCACATTCCGTGTGCCGCCCTCGCAGGTACACACGGCTCTTGTGCTGGCGCGCCATGCCGTCATCTCCGCCATCCCCGGGTTGTCCTCCACACTGGAGGGCAGCTCGCGGGCGGCAGAGTACGGTACGGCAACGGCAGACTTGCAGCGGCTCGCCACCTGCGAGCTGCGTGTGGATGCCGAGCTTGCCGCCGGGGATGAGGGCATGGCTCCTGTGGGCGGTGTGCGCATTCTGGGCAGAAAACACATGGACTTCTACGTATGACTCTTTCCTTCCTACACTTCCTGCTGGGCATTGTACGCGGGCATTGCCGGGGCAAGGCCGATGTGTACGACGAGCGAGAAAAGTCTCTCATGTGGCTGGTCGGCAGCTCGATGAGCTCGGCGCTGGGCATGGCATGCGTTGTCGGCTTGCCGAGCCTGAGCAAGCTCAAGGACGAGCCAACGCACGACGGCACCCACCGTTTGGAATGCCTCATTGCACTGCGCCGCAACGCAGCCGTCTGCCGGGCGGACTCCTTTGCACTTGCCGAGGAACTCTACGCCGCCATACACGGCGCAACGTGGAAGGAACCCACCTGCGAAATGCCGGAGGAAGCGCTGCAGCCGAACGTAACGGCGGAAAGCCTGCGGCATGTGGCAGATGAGAGCGGCAACGTAACCCACACGATCGTTGTATCGGCGGAGGTATCGCTTTAATCACCCCATCTCCAACCCCACCCCCCAACACAAACACACATCATTATGTCGGTAACATATTCAACCCTCGATCCGTTCGCCAAGAACGTAATCTCCGTGGGCTCCACCGTCCACATTGTACCCCAGTCTGCCACGCTCAAGCCCGGCACGGCTGAGGAGTCCGCTTCCCTCATGTCGGTCACGGCCGAGGAATGGAAGCTGCTTGCCAATATCTCCAACATGAAGATCTCCTCCGAGACGGAAAACGACGAGATCCAATACTTCGATGCAGAAACCCAGAGCTGGACAAAAGACCCCCAAACCTCTGTCACCCTCACGAAAATTGAGATCTCCGCCTACAACCTGCCGCCTGTGTTGGATGCCATGCTCAAGCGCGTACCCAACCCTCTCTCCGCAGAGGCTCAGGCACAGCTCTCCGCCGGGTCGCAAGACGGGGCGCCCTTTGCCCAGGCTAATGACCCCTATGTGCATGTCGGGCTCAAGATTGTTCTCTACAACAAGAAGAAGGAGAAGATTCAGGAGATTTTCGCCTACGCCCGCATCATGGTATCCGGAGATCAGGAGTACAACGGCAAGACGCTGCACCCCACGATCACGGCAGAGATCCAGCCCTCTCCGCACAACCGCCTCATCAACACGGCCGCCTTCACCGGGCAGACGGCAAGCGGCAGCTAAGCTTCGCATGTAACGTAACGGCTTGCGCCCCGCTCGTTTTTCCCCCCATGGTTGCCTTGTATGGGGAGTGCGGCGGCGCAAGCCTTTTTCCCGTTTCCGCTTGCCATGGACATTTTGCCGGACGTTTTCATCACCTTTCAAGGGATCACGGTGCTGTCGCCCCACGAGCGCATCGAGGGGGAAAGCTTGCAGATGAGCGATGAGTTTTCGGTCTCCACGCAAGACCTGTGCGCCTCGGGCGATGCCGATATCGCCTTCCTCGGCAACCGCAAAGGATCCTTCGAACTCACAACCGTCCAAAAATTCAAAACACCGGCCCAAGCCACCCTCGCCCTGATGGAGGCGCATGCCACTTGGGCAGGCGTGGCGGGCGAAGGCGTGTTGGCTTTTCTCACCACCAACTCTTCCATCTACCGCCGCGCAGCCATCAGCTCGCGCGTCGTCACCGTGGAGAAATCCACGCTGAAAATCGCCTACTCTTTCACCCTCGGCTCCTACCTCGACCCCGATGAAGAATTCCCGTACCGTTAATCAAGACGCCTACACCAAGTTCACCCAAAGTTCCATTCTGGACTTCGCGCCCGAAACCCTCGCGAGCTTCAAGCAAGCTTTCGAATCGGGGCGGTATGACCAAGTCAACAGGCTCTACTCTGCCATGTACCATGAATGGGACACCTTGCAGAAAGACGTCAACAAAATCACCTCCTCGCTCGCCACGCTGGACTTCAAGGCCGTGGCCGCAGCCCCCGACGGCGGCGAACCCAGCCCCCTGGCAAAGGAGGTGGCAGAGCTGGTGAACTCTGCCCTGTGGCACAACGAGGGCATTGGCGTCGGCGAGTGGAAACACAGTTTCACGCAACTCATCGGCTCCATCTACCACGCCCTGTGCCGCGGGGTGGACGTGCACGAAATCATCTGGGGCTACGATGGGGAAATCTACTACCCCAAGGAGTACCTGCCCGTACTGCCGTGCTACTACGCTTGGGCAAACGGCAGCGGAGAGGACGACCGCCTGATGCTCTACCCGAAGGGGTTTGACCTGAGCGGCGGGCAAGCCTTCCCGCCCAACAAATTCATCGTAGCACTGAACACGCAGGGGCCCGACCACCCCATGTACAACGCCACCTTCCGCGCGCTGGTGCCGTGGTTCGGCGCCGCCGTGTGGGGGCCGCGGTGGCTTGCGGAATACTGCCAAGTATTCGGGCTGCCCTTCCGCGTGTTCCACGTGCACAACGACCAAGAGCGCGAGCGACTCGAGGAGCAGATTCAGGAAACCCCCATATTTACGAATCTGGTCTTGAAACCCGAGGACACGGTGGACATAGCCCAACCCACCTCCGGCACGGGGCTGCCGCAACAGGCGCTGATCGACCTTGCCGAGAAAGCCTGCCACAAGCTCATCCTTGGCCAAACCCTCACCTCCGACACCTCGAAGGACGGCGGCAGCCGGGCGCAAGCCCAGGTACACGCAGGGGTGGAAACGGCGGAGATTATGGCAGTGGGCGATTATGTGGCCGGTGTGCTCAACGCCCAGCTCGTGCCCGCCATCGTGCGCATGAACTACGGTGCTACACCCGTACCCATGCCGGAGATGCGCTGCAGCCTGCCCACAGCTCAAGCCACCAAGGACACGTTGGATTTGTTCGACGGCATGATCAACCGCTTGGGCATGACCATCCGCCGCTCAGATGTCTACGACCGCTTGGGCATGCAGATCCCCTCTCCCGGGGATGATGTGCTCGGCCCCGCTGCTATCCCCTCCGCAGGGCGGGACGATATTTCCGCCGCAGCCGCCGCACGCTACCCGCGCCGGGGCTTTGACCGCATACAGGAGCTTGGCAACGATGCCGAACGCCTCGCCATAGCGGCTTTCGCCGCCGCCAGCAAGCCGGTGCGCGACCGGATGCGACAGCTCGCCGAGGCGGGAGCCACGCCGCAGGAAATGCTCGCCGCCCTCGATACCATGGCAGCGGATCCCCAACCCTTGGCGGATGCCCATATTGCCACCATCAGAACCGCGCTAGGCTTGCCGAACGCACAGAAAAACGCGCAAAGCATCGAGGCGGCGGCTAACGACCCGCAAAAGCGCAGGGAGATAGCCAAAAAGGCGGCGGATATCCGCTGGGCGGGGCATGTAAAGAAGATACGTTCTATAAGCGAACGCTTGAATTACATTTGTGAGCATCAGACAAAAAACTTACCTCTTAACGCTATCTCTCATAAAAAAGCCATCCTTTATCAAGCTGTAGATGGCATTTCCCGTCAGAAATACCGAGTAAGTATGAACAAAGGCATATTAAATCACATTATGAAAGAACATGGCAATTCTGAAAATGAAGCAAGGAGAGGACAAATAGCAGTAACTAAACACGACTTCCCGCGAGTGCCCGAGGTTGTGGCAAAACCTGATAAAGTCATGCCTCCTAAAGCCTCTTCAGGAACACCTGTTACAGGACTTAACGGTGAACCTCGATATCACGTTATGCGCAAGTTCGGAGAAATCACCTACCACGTCATAGTTGAAGCAAAAAAAGGGAAAAAAAGTATGGTGCCTGTCACGATGTGGAAAAGAAAAGAATAAAAAAAGAGCCTGCGGTGGGCAGCAGGTACCATAATGGCCCTATCTCTTACCTCTTAATCAGGCTCAGTTCTATCCTACTCTGTTTTCATTAAAAGTCAAGTAAAAATTACACACAGCAGAAAAGAACACTAGTTATCACCCTAAACGAAAAGGCGACAGTTAACTGCCGCCTTTTCCAAGGATACACACAGGATGTCATTCCTTCTACGGTGAGGTGCCTCGGACCGGCCATCCCTAGCTACATGCGCAGCATCAACCCAGCCTAAGATTTTATAGCTAC